CTGTGATGGTATATGTGCCGTTAACACCTGTGTTAGTTGTAGCAGCAACTGTTACAACCTGACCTGTTCCGAGGCCGTGAGCAACTGCTGTAGTAATAGTTACTACGTTAGATGTCAAAGCAACGTTTGTGATTGCAACTGTAGGTGTGATACCTGTTGACAACTTTAGACCGTTAAGAACACGTGGTGTCTCAACGATGAAAGCGCCTTCGATAACGCCTACTGCACCAGCAACGAACGGTGTACGCTCTACGTACTTTGTAAGTTCCTGGAATCCACCTGTACCAGTTTCAGCACGAAGATCGGCTGACTGACGTGGGTGTAGGTATGCAGCATATAGTTCACCCATACGAGGCAATGCCTTGTTTGTGCGTAGTGATACAACAGCGTTACGGATGTCCGCAACTGTCATTGTGTCTACTGGGAGAATTGCTGATGATGCAGTTGGAACAGTTCCTGATGGACCGTTTGAGTAGATCACGTTAGTTCCTGCTGAGAGGACCTGACCTACTACGTTGTCGATAGAGTCTGCTGCGTTGTAAGCGATGATGTCAGCAAGTGCTGAGTCAACATCGTTAAATGAAGTTAGGTTTAACTTCTTTGTTGTTGTAACTGCTGAACCGTATTCGTTCAGTGTTACTGTAACCTGTGAAGGGTTACCTAGTGCGATGCTTGAAACATCTGAAGATTCTGTCAATGTAGATGTAGCCTGAGCCAAATCTGAGTAGATTGAGAATACAACTGATGATCCTGGCATAGCCTGTTGCACTGGCTTAACATCCGCAAGTGAGCGCATAACAGGGATTGAACGCAATGCCATTCTGACATATTGATCGTACGCTGCTTGTACTAGATTGCTGATGCTAGACGTGGTTGTGGGGGTACCTGTTGGGATAGCCATTTAGGTCTAGCCTTTCTGTTTTAGGATCGGATTAGAGTCCAGACAATCTAATGACATCATCCAGTTCTTCTCTGCTATTTGCATTCATAAGTTTCTGCATAATGTTGTCGTTGTGTTCAGGAGAAACTCCTGTTTCGACAGTATTAGTCATACGCTTATATGCAGCAGCATCGGCTGGATTAACATTAGGTGTTGCCTGGGTTTGGTTAGATTCAATTCCGAATACATCGGAGTAATCCTCTAGCCATTTAGATACAGACTCTTCAGTTGGGTCTATATCCTGTGGGATAAATGCAGCAATTTTGCTGTTTACCCCGCGACTTGCGAGGGCATCTTTGATTGCTCGTTCTCTTTGCGCTTTGTTAAGACTTTCAAACTGTGCCTTTAGTTCGGACAGTTCCTTGTCTTTTTGCTTAGTAGCCTTACGCAGTTGTTTTACAAGGTCATTGCCTGATGAGTCCGTATCGAAGTCATCATCCTCGTAGTCATAGTTGGACATAGGTCCTTCTCCCATTCTTGTTAGATTGACGCAAGCCTCACAGTCACCTTGGGGAAAGTGGTGTGGCTCTTGCTACTGGTTTTAATCTCACTCCAACGGACCAGTCGTCCCGTTGGCAGGCTTGTTATTTAGAAGGAACCAGCACGTTCACGTGCTATTGCTCCTTGACCAGCACTGCCGCTAAATGCAGCAGTCTCCAGTTGTGTTAGTTTCTTGCGCTGCTTTGCAGCCTCTACTGAACCAGCAAGTCCAAAGACTTCCTGCTCTGCAGTTGTCTGTGTATATGGTGATTCACCATAAATTTCTGCTAGTTGTCCACCACGTGGTGCAACCTCTGCAACTGTCTGGAAACCTTGCTGCGCCTGCTGCTTAGTGATACCTGCAGCAGCGAGTTCTTCTGCACGAGTCATACCAGTCTTAAGTCCTGATTGAATTGCAGCGCCACCGATTTCAGCAGCAGTTACCTTGCGCTTGATCTGCTCAATAGCATTGGCAGGATCTAGTACGTAAGCCAAGATATCTCCATTAGAGATACCAGGATAAAACTCTTTTAGTGCCTTAGCAACTTCTGGATTAGAGTTAACTACACGGTTCTGTGCTGTCTGGATGCGGTCTTCTAGTTCTACTGCAGATACATCTCCTGCTAAAAACTTCTCGAATCCACTCTGAACACCAAGGTCACCCTTTGTATAATAAGACTCTGGCATACCATAGCGACGCATTACATCCTGATACTGGTCTTCAGTGCCAATGTATTCAGCCTCTGATAGTGCACGAAGACCTTTAGCAACACGCTGTGCGTTAGCAGCAAAGCGCTTCTTGTAGGCATCTGTCTCACGTAGGCGAATAGTAAATTCTGCTGGAGATAAACCTTCTTCGATAAACTTCTTAAGTGGTTCTACTAAAGCACTAAGTCCATAGCGATCAAATTCTGAGAGAAGCAAAGCATAGGCAGATGTACCTTCACGCTTCTTTTCTTCAACAGCAAGTGCTGCATCTCTTTCTCTCTGTAGTCTTAATCGTGCTGCTTCTGCATTTGCATCAGCAACTCTTGTTCCCGAAGATAATAGTTCTCTAGTGCCATCAGTATAAATTGCATAGGTATCACCAGTTGCTTCATCTACATAAGTAGATACGACAACTCTTCCTGCTGGTGTACCAGTAGGTGTACCTGTAGGTGTACCCGTTGGAGTGCCAGTAGGCGTTCCTGTAGGACCAGTAGCGCCTGTTGGTGCTGTTGCGGGAGCAATGTTAAGAATTTTTCGCTCTGCATCAGTTAGCGTAGCGCCAGAGGTTAATCTTGTAAGAGCAGCACGGGATGCTTCCGCTGCTGCTGCAGTACGAGCATTTTCGCGGGCAGTTTCTGCTCTACGCGCTGCTGCTGCAGCACGGGCTTGTTGCATAAGTTTAGCGTCTGAATCATCTACTGCCATTGTTTACCCCTGTAATCCAAAGTCACGAAGGACACCTAATACTGCAGTAGATGCTTCTTCTCTTGCGTTATTTGTATACTGCCAACGTGGGTCCTTGCGGAGTGTGCGCTGAAAATCATAGATAGACATTTCCTTCTCTGGACCAATAGCCATACGTAATGTCTTGTCATCAAGATTAATAGAATCAGGTGCTACTTCTAGCACTGATGCCATAACGTTGCGATATGGAGCATAGATATCTTTAAGGTCTAGCCCTTGGTCTAGTAGGTTTGCTACCTTATCTGGTAGACCTAACTTAGCAGCACCACGGATAGTATTCTTGAATGTCTCAATAGACTCACCTTTGGCAAGACGCTGTAGCCAGTCATTGATACTAGAACCAAACGATGTGTCTAAGTCAAAGCCATTAGCGCGTGCTGTTGCACGAAGAGTTGTTAGATCTCCACCTACTGCTCCACCTAGTTGCATACCAGGCTTATAGGATACAAGAGCCGCTAATTCACGGTTAATAATGTTTGGATCTTTGTCGTTGGCTGAATCATACATACGCTTGACAAATGCATCAAGGCGCTCAGGTGACATTGTTCCAGTAAGACCTGAAGCAGTTGCTTCGATATAAGCCTTAGCAGATGCAAGTCCACGAGCATAACTAGATGTGGTATTTAATTCACCAATCTTAGCAAGAATTGCATCCTTCTTCTCTTGAGTATCAGCAAGTTGCAATTGCTGGTTATACTTGTCAAGAGTCTCTGTGTACTGTCTGCGTTCTGCATCACGCTTGGCATAACTTGTAGCGTTACGAGTAGCCCAATCAGATGCACCTAGACGACGAGCAAACTCATTAGCATCCATATCATCTTTAGCAGTTGCAGGATCGCCAACTGCATCAATAAGAAGTTGCTTGAGTTCTGGGTCATACAAGAAAATAGAATCTACGTTGCCGTACTTAGACCTAGCAAGCGTATAAATAGCATTGATGTCTTCAACACCAGTCTCAGTCTTTGCACCAGTAATTACTTCAGGAACAACTGTTGGAGTTTTTGGTGGAGTCTTGTCCTTCTTTGGTGGAGTCTTAACGGCTGGAGGTGGTACCTGCTTATCTGATACCCCTGCTTTAGATGCAGTAATATCAGTAACAGTAGTACCAGTAGGTCCACTTGGCAAAGGAGTTGATTCTTGCACAGGCTTTGCCTTGATATCAGGAAAGGTTCTTTCAACTCTTGGAGCAATAGAATTAAACTTGCCTGTTAAGGTATCCTTCTTTGCTTGCAGAGCAGTGGTGCTTTCTCCACGAGCCTCAGCCTTAGCAATCTGGGCTTGAACTTCCTTGATATCACTTTGAAGATTTGTATAATCTTTTGCTGTCTTTTCTAATTTAACTGCCTTGTTGCGTTCTTCAGCAATTACTTTACGTTCTGCATCAAGGTCAGCGAGCAGGCCATTGATTCTTTTAGCCTCAGCATCTGATACGCCTCTGCCACGATTACGACGTTCTTCTTTGAGTTCACGAGTCTTCTTTACATTTGCATTGTAATCAGCGGAGAGTTTATCTAACTTAGCCTGGACTTCTTTAGCCATTAGCCCCTCCCAATAAATTTGTTGAATACTTCATAGAATCCCATAACGCTACTTGCCTTAGCAGGATCGCCCTTAGATACTTCTTCGATAAGATATGTCTCTGGATTAAATGCAGCCTCAGTTACAATCTGACGCTGTACGCCACCGCCCATATTCTTGTACTCAGTTTGTCCAAGATTCTTTGGCTCGGCTAACTGCTTTTGAATGTTCTTGGTATACTTAGCAATCTGTGCTTTAGATGCACCAGAACCTGTTAAGTCACGGAATACTTTGTCGATAGTTCCTTCAATAGTTTCAGGAGTGAACTTGCGCTGTGTTTGGATTACATTAATCCCACCATCCCCGCCGCCTTCACCTGTGTCCTGCTTTGCCAGGAATGTATCAAGATTATCTAACTGAACATTGTAGACTTCAGTAGGGTCTCCAGCATATGCATTAAGTCTGCCACGGTTAGTCTCATTAAGATCAGCGTAGGCATCAAAGTATGCATCTTGCAGTTTAAGAGTTGGCTTACCAGTAACATTACCACGGTAGTATCCAGCAGACTTTAACTTCTGAGAAAGAGCCCTACGATAATCAGCACTAAATCCTTCAAAGTCCTTTAGCAGTTTGTTTATGTCTGCCCCTGTAATTTCATTGGAATATACGTTTACAAGTTTGGAGCCTTTTTGTTTTTTTATGCTTGATGCTGTACCACCAGAGATAAAGATATCTCCTCTTATCTTCTTTGGGTCAAATGGTTCAAAGTTATCTGGCATTAGTCACCAATCAATCTGCTAAATAGAACGCTGTATGTTGATACTGCATTAGGATCTCCTGCTGCAATATCCTGCAAGCGTAGTCGTAATGATTCTTTGTAAGACTTACGTATTCTAATATCGCGGTCTGAGTTAGAGTTGTACTGAGTATTGATAAGTACTTCATAGTTATCGTATTCAGTTACCATATCTCGCAAACGGCTGATAGTAGATCCAGTAAGGTTTGGTTCCTTAATCATCTCACGTAAATCAGCAAATGCTGCGTCACGCTTAATTGTGTTTTCTGCTGCACTAGCAAACTCCATACGTAGCAATGGGCGTGCTGCTAGGAATTCCTTTGACCAAGACTGCCAGTTATCGTTAATGATTCTTCGCTGACGATCACTTACTATTCCTACCAAGGCTTCATCACGAATAGCCTTTTGTGAATAATAGAGTTGCTCATCCTTGGCTACTGATACTTCCTTGAGGTAATCGCCAATCAACTTCTTCTGGCGATAGCCGTTGTTCATCAATGTCTGGTATGCATCGTAGGTAAACTCACCAGTGTTTGGGATTAAGAATGCTGAACCCTGTGGATATTTTTTGACTAAACCACGGTTGTCTTCTACCCACTTAGATGCTGCATTGCTGGACTGGAAGTACGGCAATACCTGTGGATCTGACTCATTAACAGTGAATGGGATCTGATTAGGGAAGTACTTCACCCAATCACCCATCGCTTCGCCGTAAGGATCCTCAGATCCCTGCTCTGCGTACTTGTTAATCAGTTTGTTCCAGGTCTGCTTGAAGTTAACGTTACCGTTATCTCGTGCCCACTCAGCCATATCTGACTTGAGTGATACTGATGGGCTTGCTGGTGCAAAGAATCCACCAATAAAACGTACAGCAAGGATGCTATGAACTGTTGACTCTAATGCTTCTTGATATGCCTTTGTTTCACCTGGAGAAGCATCTGCGCCTGGTGTTCTGCCTGCTGCTTCAAGATATGTGACAGCCTTACGAAATGCTGATGCGTATTGAGACTCACGCTCATCCTTATTCATAGCAGCAAGAAGTCTATTGACGTGTGCTGGCATCATTGCTGAGATAAGACCTTGGTCTTCACCAATAGGACCTAATGTTGCACGCTGTACTGAACCAAGTTCTTTACCAATGCGAGACATAATTGCATTCTCTGACTTAGCGAGAGAAGGCACTACGGAATAAACCAACTTCATTGGGACTGCTGCTAGTGGACCAGAGAATGTTGGTGCCCAAGACTCAGGATCAAAAGATGGTGTAAGCATCTTTAACTTTCCGCTAAATTCTATTGGCATTGGTGCAACAAACTTATCGCCAAGACCGAATACATCTAGTGTCTTCTTCATTGCGCTATAGACTGGAGCCAATCCAGGGTAGATAAAGTACGCTTCACCCTGGTCGTCCTTCTGAACAAACCCAGAATGGCTTACGCCTTCGTAGGTTAGCGCTGCTTTCTGTATAGCCTCTGGGTTATACTTAGCAGTACGGTACAAACGACGATAGAAGTCCTCAGTTGCACGGTAGAAACGAGCAAAGTTACGTGCAGACCAGGCTAACTGTGTACGAAGTGCAGGGTTATCCACAAATGCAAGCGTAGATTCCAGTGCAAGTTCTTCAGATATGCGTACAACCTGTGATTTTGCAGCATCTGTTGCTGCTACACGGGCTGCAGGGTCTGTAATTCCCTTGGTGTACTGGTTAATCAGGTCTTCTGCGTAGCCACCAGGTGCGTTAAGTTCATCATAGTAGCGAACTGCAGCATTAACCACCAATGGTTCACGTGAGAAGCGTGCATTTGACTCACCCATCCAGGTCCATCCACGCTTAGATAGGTCAGTAAAGATGTTTTTACTTTCCATTACTGGGATGAACTGTGGACCTGCAATAGATGCTGGCAGATCTTCAATGTTTGTTGGCAGATCTTCTAGGTTAAAGTCTTCTAAATCAATGAACGCCTTGCCATTTTCATCTACCTTACGAATCTTACCTAGCAAATCCATATTAATAGACTTGCCATCTTGACGACTAAAGAGGTTCTTTAGGTCATCGTAGATTGCTGCAGCGTGCTGCTGTGATGTGTAGTTATCATTTGAATATCGGATAAGGTCAGACTTTAATCTATCACCAAGTGAATCAATGTATGGTGCTAGTTCTTGTACAAAATCTTGTTGTGTAATTTTATCGTCAAAGAGTTGAATAGCACGCTGACCGACATCATCAGTTCCACGGATAAGGATATTCCAACCCCAGGCAAGTTTACCTTGGTCATCAATAAGAGACCTTTGTACGATTGGACTTCCACCAATTGGACGCATTGCAGTGTCATTGAAAGAAAGTGCTATCGTCTTACCGTTACGGTCTGCAGTTGCTACCGCACGTGAAGAAGCGTTAAGTCCATTGATTGCATTAGATGCACCTTCACCTGCTCCACGCAATAGCGATTCTAGGTTACCGTACTTAACGAAGTCCTTGATATGACTTGGTATCTTTTCTAAGATATCAGCGTTAGCAACATCATCAATCTTGTCTTTTACAAAAGCCTCTGCCATAATAATACGGCGTTGAGTTAACTGTTGCTGTGGTGTTAGTGTGCGATAAAGTGTTACATCTTCTTCTTTTAGGATACCCTTTTTAACAAGGTCACTAATAGCGCCTGATTCACCCTTGACTGCAGCAAGGCGAGTCTTGAAGTACTCTTGATCCTTACGCTTAATAACACGGTTAAACATACCTAGGTCTTGTCCAGATCCTAGACGTACCTTAGTCGCTGTGCGACGTGCTTGTGCAGTCTTGATAAGTGACTGACCGTTTAAGATACCCATTGTGTAATCTTCAATAGCGTTACGTACTGGGAAACGAGGACCAGCGATAGTTCCAAATGACCAGGCATCGATTACGCCATCTGCTGCAGCGCTGTACTGAACACCTAGAACTCTGCTAAAGAAACTCTCGCGTCCTGCAAAGCGTTGCATATCACGAAGACCAATAACGCGAGATAGGTTAGATGTTTGTGCTGGATATAGAGCACTATCTATACCGTTAACCACTGAAGGTACAGCACCATCTGCACCACGTGCTGAGTATGCAACACCTGCGTATGCATCATCTGACAAAGCCTTGAGTAACTTACGTCCACCAGGAGTCTTGTCTAGACCCATTAGATTTCCAACTGTTAATTGGATACCCTTCATCATTGCCTTGCGTTGACCAAGTTCTGCTGATGAATAAATTTCAGTAAATGCTTTGGCGTGGTATGAACCAAGTGCCATACGTGAGTAACGGAAGAAGTCCTGTGGCGCTGTCTTTGATGCGTGGTCAAATGCTTCATCATCTATCAGGGATGCAATAGGTGTGAACTTAGCCTTGATACGGTCAATACGATTAGCAAAGTACTCTGGAGTAAATCGCTTAATGTTCTGACGGCCTTCAACAATCTTGCCAACAAAGTTTGCACTTGCCTCTACTGGAGATAGCGTCTCGCTACCTACTACAGCCTGAAGCAATGATGCATCATCAGTTAGTTCCATTGTTTCAATGAGTGCACGTGAGTCTTTGTCTAGATCAAATACACGTCGTCCTGTTGTCAAAGCAAGAACTCTTGCCTTACGTGCAGGTGTCATACGTGGTGCCAACTTAATACGGGCACCTGCTTGACCATAGAGCATAGGCTCAATCTTTGAGGCATCTGATAGATAAGCCTTAGCAGTATCTAGATCCCACTTGCCACCGAACTCTTTCTCGCCAAAGGACTTGAAAGATACGATGAAGTCATCCTGTAGTTCTGGGGCTAGATCGTTAAGTGCTGTACGTGTTCTAACAATGTCATCATTTATACCAGAGTTCTTTGCAGCAACATACTTAGTAAAACGATCTGTATAGTCTGTCCAAAGATTCTGTACATTCTTTGTACCAAAGATATCTGTTGTATCAAAATACTTAGATACTTTCTCAGCACTACCAAGTTTTGCAGTTGCTGCATACTTGCCAGTAACCTTGAGAGCCTGTGAACCACCAAGATAAATCTTGCGTGCCTTGCCAAGAACAAGGGTTGGATCCATAAACAAACGGTAAGTTGCATCTACTGAACCTGAGATCCAGGAGTAAATTGGTCCTTGACCTTCTAAGTCTTTAGTTAGGAACAAGTTTGCAATCTGACGACCTGGTGAATACTTGGCAGCATTTACTTCTGCGACAGCATCACGCAGTAGCGGATCCATAATGTCGCCAGTTTCGCTTTGCTGTGCTTCTGCTGCGATCTGCTTTTCTTCTTCGTTCTGTGCTTCTGCAAAAATAATTTCTGGAGCAACACCTGCTGCAATACGCTTTGCTACATTTACTCGTGCGTTACCGTAACGAGATATTGCTGTGTTGATACGATCTTGGATAAAGACATTCTCACCATCACGGCCTGCCTTACCCCACGCATCGCCAAAGTTAATGTTCTCATTTGCAGCGATAGCACCAGTACGGTAGACACGTGTCATCGTATCGGATGCGTAATCAAGCACATCAAATAAAGTCTTTGCCGCTACCTTGAAAGGACTAAATGCGTAGTGAGCACCAGTCTCTAGCCAGGAGCGATTTGGGTCATCGTCGTTCTTACTAGTACCAGTCATCGATACAAGAGATTGCTTCTTGTTGTTAGGTAGTTTGTTAAACTCTTCGGCTGCGTACTGCTTAGGTAAATCAGATAAACGTTGATGTGTAGCCAATGCTGAAGCAAGGCCATCGATCTGACGTGTCTGAGACGGATTTAATCCTGCACGAAATGCTGCTTGTGCAAGGTTAGAGTTCTTTGGCGTTTCTGCCATTACAGACCTCTAGATACGGCTTGCTGGTAAAGGATTGCTATTTCACCATCTGTATCATATGGAAGCATCTGAGAAAGAATGTCAGATAGTTTTTCTGACTGTCCTGCATAACCCATTACCTCTGGTCCTGGGCCTGGACCTACTGCTACACCTGAAGTGACTGGTTCATCAGGACGTGTAGTTGGTGCGTATAATTCTGTGATAGGTGGTTGCGGTGCAGCCTGTGCTGCAGCCTGAACCTGGCCTGTAGGTAGTCCGCGAACATCTGCTGTTCTAGCGGTAGGTGCTCCTGCTATTTGTTCTTGCATAGCCTTACGGTCACCATAATTTTGTGATGCTGGCAAATCTGTGCGAACGGAGAATTTACCAGGTCCTGATACGCCTCTAATTGGGTTATCTACCATCGGTTTCCTCCTGTATCTTTTCTAAATCATTTGCAAATTGTTCCCAAGCCTTGTTGACTTTGGAGTTTCTATTAGCGTTATAGATCGCTATTTCCATTAATTCTTCTGTAAAAGTTTGTACAGAACTTGCAAGATTATGTACAAGTCCTGCAAAGGTAACTAAAAAATCAGCGAAGTGTATTGGACGTGGAACGTCGTTATTATTGTCCACGCCCAATACCTCCGTTAATTAGAATAAGATTATCCCTTTTTTACCGCGTTGCCGCGACGACCTGCTGGCATCATTGATGGTACTACCTTGCCACCTGCTGGCTTAGAAGTATCCTTCTTGCCTTCAACTGGCTTTGACATTGGTGCTGCTGCACGTGATCCTTTGTTCATATTTACACCCCCTCTTTATGCTGCCCCGCCAATGGCGGCTAGTAGGTTTGCTATATCTGGACGTTGAGCAGCAGCGGGTGCGCCTCCTGGTTGTTCTGGAGTTGGCTGCGAGGCAGGGGCAGGGAGTGCTCCCGCTGCTGGAACTTGAGGTGCACCTGGTATTAGTTCTGGTGCTACTGGCATTTCTGGCGCAGGTTCTGGCGCAAATGCTTTACCAATAATAGTTTCTAACTGAAGACCCTTTTGACGACCTTGGATAACTTCCGCGATACGAGTAATGATTTGAGACGGGTCTTGGCCTTGCGCTGCAAGGGCTGGTATTGCCTGAGCATACTGTGCAACAGCAACACGCAAAGAATCGCGCATCTCTTCAATATCGACACGTTGTTCCTCCTGGGTAACGTTGAGTTCCATTGGAATCTCACGACGTACATAATCACGAGAAACTAACTTGTCTGAACGCATCTGCAACAATGCAATGATTGCACGGTTAGGATCCATACCAGACATAATTCCGTAGCGAACATCTACACCATAGTTGCCATCAATCTGCTTTGATGGGATGTACTTCATATTGAATGGAGTACCGTCGTCTACGCCCTTGATTTCCTTCTGCATAGAGCCAAAGATCTTCTCATCTACTTCAAAGCAAAGAGAAGCAAGGTCTGTAAACATACGAGCAAACTGTGCCTGTGCTGACTTGATCTGTGTATCAAAGCCTGCCTGTAGTGCTTGCACACCACGGCCTGTAACGATAGATGCATCGATGTTACCTGAGCGAACCTCTGGGTAACGAGAACCTAAACGTAGTTCACGCTCAAGGACTCCAGACTCTGTAAAGACTCCAGGTGGTAGTTCCAAAGGAACACGGCGGATACCTTGTGGATTAGCAGAACGCATAATTGCATCTGGTCCCAATGCCAACTCTTGCACATCCTGTGGGATAGCAATAGGTGCTTGGATAGACTTCTCTGCTGCCTGAATCTGTAGGACTGCAAAGCGTGCACGAGCAAGTTGAACTGATAGAACATCATCAAACTGTCCACGTGCTTCACCATCAATGGATGAGCGCATAGCAACGTATGCCATACACTTACCAATAGGGTTCGGGATGTTTGAGAGTACTAGGTTCTTACGCTCTGGGATAAAGATTAGATCTTGGTCTTTGTCGTGGTAGCGAACTAGTGACACATAAGGTGAGCCAGGAGAATAAACATTCCTTGGCATAATCTGGTCATAGAACTCTGGGTACTGCATTGCAAGTGTCTCAGCATCAGATGCCATTACCTGCGTAAGTGATACGGTGCGACCAAAGCGATCAATCTCAGGGTAAGTACCAAAAGGATTAAGCAGGCGTATACGAGGATTGTTTGTCTCGTAGTCCATCTCTACAATGCCTGGCAACATACCGTAAGTATTAAACCAGTCAGCACCAGTATACATTTGAATTTGTAGTTCAGATGCACTGATGTAATGATTAACAATACGAGTACGTGTGTCTGCTGCCTTGCGTGCTGAGTCTGAAACCATATTGGTTGCAGCGCAGTTGAATGATGGTAGCGGTGCCATTGCTTCTGCAAGGTCACGTGCTGCTACGTCAATGAAGTTAGCAACTAGAGGCTTTGGGTATTCCTCCGAAAACATTGCAGGGTAAACCTTGCTAATGTCTCCCTGACGTACAGAGAGCACATCACGCATTCTCTGGTCACGTGCGGCGTAGCGCGTTTGTAGGCGATTAACCTTGGCTACTACCTCTTTAGTTGATAACAATTGTTTTCCTTATCCGTAGATCTTGCCGTACTTGCTCTCAAGGATCTTCTTCATAGCAGCATCCTCTGGAGTCATTTTACCTGGCTTCTTTGTAACCTTTGGCTTTGGTGTTACCTTGGCAGGAGCCTTAGTTGTTGTCTTAGGAGTAGCCTTTGCTGTAGGCTTAGCCATTGGCATTGGTGTTGCTTTCTTAGGGGCTACATTTGTTGACTTTGCTCTATTAGCAAATATAGGAGTTTTTGGTGATACTGGCTTTTGAGCAGGACCTAATCCTCTAGTAGTTGACTTGCTAGTTCTTGCTCCTGGTTTCTTCATATTTGCCATTGTTATCTCCTAGTTAGATGAATGTACGATCTTTTTCTGCGAGCAGTTCATCTATGTTGATAACTGTTCGTTTGCCTATCTCACTACGAGACAGGAATGGGTTTTTCATATGGTGCGTCTTGTGCATACCTTGGTTGAGCATCTCACGTGCTCGTATCTCACAGAACCAAAGAGCCATCACCATATCGGTCTTGCCTTTAGTACTAGGCGACCAGGTAATTAGTTGCTCAATGAGCGCCTTAATGTTTTCAGTTTGGTCAGAAGGTAAGTGAATAAGGTTGTCTCTGTGGTGCTTACCATCGAACTGCTTGGTGCCGAACAAAGTTGACATTGATGCAACGCCGAAGCCTGAGTCCCACTTATTAGATCCAGTATGGTGTTCCCGCAGTAGCACTCCTCGGGAGGCCAGGTTCTGACGGATACCTTCGTCTTGCGTAAGGAAAGACTGGAACGCATTCTTTTCTACAATCCACTCGGTAGGTTGATAGAGCGCAGTCCAGTCAAAGATTATTTGACGGATTGCAGCAGGCGTTGGCCTAGTAATTTTAATAGCATCAACGATATAACGTTTATGACTAGTCCTGTCGATAGCGTAACAAACGACGGCTGTATCACCAACCATAGCGGGATCAAGACCACAAATAATAGAGAAGCCGCTAAGGTCACGCGGATGGCCTGGGTGACCAGGAACCAAACGACCTGCTTTACGCATACCATCAATAGAACCTCTCACACATACTGGGTCAAAGATTGCATCATCTGATATATCCTGCTGCTGGTAAACCAGCGCCCAGGTAGATGCATCCATTGCTTGACGTTCGTTGTAAAGGTTACGACCATTCCAGCGGGGGTAAAGTCCATCTTCGTTCTTATCAGATTCCATCTGCCCATCAAAGGGTGCGTCTGACGCAGGCCACAATGTAACCCACTTCTCAGGGTCCTCGTGTGTCTCAAGTAGTGCTGGCATAGCCAAGTACTTCCAAGGAACAAGGCCACCTGGGTAGC